CACAAGATATAGACCTCGCACTTGGGAATTCAGTTACAGCAACCGTAGACACTTCGACTAATACCTTCACCTTCAGCAACCCTACCGCATCAGATGAACTTTGTGGCTTCACTTTGTATTTAACCAACGGCGGTAGCCAGACTGTAGTATGGCCCGGAACTGTAGATTGGGCTGCTGCTACTGCTCCTACCCTAACCGCTTCTGGTGTTGATGTCTTAGTGTTTGAAACGGTTGATGGTGGGGTTATCTGGAACGGCTTTTTAGCCGGGGCGGATATGTCCTAATGCCTAGTAGACGTAGAGGGTTACAAGCAGCGGCAGCAGGTGGGAGTACCTATGTTCTATGGATGTGGGGAGAAGGGGATCAGGGCAGGTTAGGAATAGGAAACACCACCGATTACTCTTCTCCAAAACAGGTAGGCGATGCAGGGCTATGGGCTACTGAAGATTTTCTCAAGGTGTCGATGGGGGATAACCACACTATGGTGGTAAAACCCGACGGAAGTTTGTGGGGTTGGGGAGATGCTAACGATGGAAAACTGGGTACTGGCAACACAACAGACGTATCAAATGCGGTACAAATCGGAGCTTTAACTGATTGGGGGGTTGTTTCGGCTGGTGGGGGAAATAAAACTTTAGCAGTAAAAACTGATGGAACGATGTGGGCTTGGGGAAGTGGGTGGCAAGGGCAACTCGGACAGGGCAACGGCACCGATTATTCTTCCCCTAAACAAGTAGGTGCTTTAACTGATTGGTCAAGTAACTCCGCGCATCTTACGGCAGGGTACTCGGCATCGGGAAGCGGCAGTTTGGCAATTAAAACAGACGGAACACTTTGGGCTTGGGGGTATAACGGGCAGGGGCGGTTAGGCTTAGGAAATACCACTTCTTATTCTTCCCCCGTACAAGTAGGAGCATTAACTACTTGGGCCTTTGTGCGTTTAGGGAAGGGTAGCGCCGCAGCAATTAAAACAGACGGCACTTTATGGACTTGGGGTAGAGGCGGCAAGGGCGTTAACGGATTGGGCAACAAGACTGACTATTCCTCTCCAAAACAAGTAGGATCATTAACTAACTGGTCTTCTATCTCTCTTGGAGATTATTTTATGGTTGCAGTAAAAACAGACGGTACTTTATGGAGTTGGGGTTATGGCCAGTATGGTCGGCTTGGTTTAGGCAACCAAACTGGCTACTCCTCTCCTAAACAGGTAGGAGCATTAACTAACTGGTTGAAAGCCACCGCAAATACTCAAGGGGCTGGTCGGGCAATTAAAACAGACGGCACTTTTTGGGTTTGGGGTCGAAATCAGAAAGGTCAGCTAGGCTTAGGAAACACTACCTATTATTCTTCCCCAAAACAGGTAGGAGCTTTAACTACTTGGATTGATGTTGGTGGAGGACTCCAATCTTCTATGGGGATAACAAGTGTATAAAACCCTCCACAACAACAGAATGAACAAACAGCGCTAGAGGATTAAGAGAATATGGCTAATTTATCAGACATCATCACCCCAACGAACATTGTTACCACGGCGGGTACGGACACACTTACCAACAAGACTCTAACTGCTCCTGTATTGACAGCACCAGTTTTAGGAACTCCTGCATCTGGTACGTTGACCAATGCGACAGGACTTCCAATTTCCACTGGGGTATCAGGGCTTGCAAGTAATGTTGCAACCTTTCTGGGAACTTCAACATCAGCCAACCTTGCTTCAGCGGTAACTGACGAAACGGGATCAGGTTACTTGGTATTTGGCACAGCCCCGACTCTCACGGGTGTTACTTTGGCGGGTGCTGTTACTGGTGCAGACAATACGGTTACAGCAGTTAATCTCAAGGACTACGGTGAAGTCACTAATGCTATAGGTGGAACGGGCGGCGGTACTCAGGATATTGATTTGAACGATGGCAACTCTGTGTCAGCTACGGTGGATACTTCGACTAATACGTTTACTTTTTCCGACCCAACGGCTTCTGACGAACTTTGTGGGTTTACTTTAACCCTGACCAATGGGGGAAGCCAGACTGTAGTCTGGCCCGGTAGTGTAGATTGGGCAGCAGCGACTGCGCCTACATTAACTGCTTCTGGGGTGGATGTTCTTGTGTTCTACACGATAGATGGCGGCACGATTTGGTATGGATTCTTATCCGGGGCGGATATGTCTTAATGACTAATATAAGAAGAGCATTGGAAGCAGCGGCGGCTGGTGGTTCAACTACAGCTTTGTGGAGTTGGGGACGAGGCCAAAACGGTGTGCTTGGGATAGGCAACCTCACTAATTACTCTTCTCCCAAACAGGTAGGGGCTGACGGGGATTGGTTTGATTCAAAGGTAAATTCGGGGTATCAAACCACTTTCGTTGTAAAGCCAGACGGAACTTTGTGGGCTTGGGGTGATGGTAACGATGGAATGGGGGGTTGGGGCGATCTGCTTGATCGTAGCTCTCCTATTCAAATCGGAGCTTTAACTGATTGGTCGGTTTGCTGGGCTGGGAGTGGACTGGGCGCAGCACTTAAAACAGACGGTACTTTATGGACTTGGGGAAATGGGGGGTTTGGGCGACTCGGACTGGGCAACACCACCGCTTATTCTTCCCCTAAACAAGTAGGATCACTAACTGATTGGAAATATATTAGCGCTGGCCCTGATGGAGGGTCAAATCACGTTTTAGCAGTTAAAACTGACGGAACTTTGTGGGCGTGGGGTGGGGGAACAAATGGGAAACTTGGCTTAGGAAACACCACCAATTACTCCTCCCCCGTACAAGTAGGCTCTTTGACTGATTGGAAAACTCCTTGGGCCGGAAGCGCTTCCAGCGCATGCGTTAAAACAGACGGCACTTTATGGACGTGGGGAGATGGGGGTAATGGACAGCTTGGTTTAGGCAACGTCACCTCCTACTCGTCCCCCAAACAGGTGGGATCATTAACTAATTGGTCAACTATTAGTAGTGGGTTTCGGAGGTGGTTAGCAATTAAAACTGACGGTACTATGTGGTTTTGGGGGAAGAATAGTTATGGTGCCGGTGGAACGGGTAATACCACCGACTATAGTTCACCCGTACAAGTAGGCGCACTAACTACTTGGTCACAGGCCGTCGCGAACCAAAAGTCCAGCACCGCCCTTAGAACTGACGGTACTCTGTGGGCTTTTGGCTGGAATAATTGGGGTCAGCTAGGCCAAGGAAACCTCACTAATTACTCTTCTCCCAAACAGGTAGGAGCATTAACTACTTGGACTGCTATTACCGGAGGGCGGTATTTTCCAATGGGAACAATCGATGGATAAACAACTCCACTTTCTCTCAGGACTTCCCCGCTCCGGCTCTACGGTGCTGGCGGCTATTCTTAATCAGAATCCAGAGACTCATGTATCTACGACATCGGGTTTGGTTAATGCTTTGGACAGCCTTGCAAACATCTGGGGTCTGGATAAGCTACTAGGCGAGAACGACCCCAAAAGAGAGCGGCTTGCTCAAACAATGCGCGGAGTTATCAACTCATTTTATGAGGACATACCAGAGAACATCATCATCGACAAAGCCCGGACATGGCCCGTAACCCATATCCTATCAGCAATGGAGCAAGTGCTTAATAGAAAGCCCAAGATCATAGCTACGGTGAGGTCTATACCAGACTGCGCTGCTTCGTTTGTCAGAATAGCCAAGCCAGAGGATATGGATGAGTTCATGTATTCAGGGCAGCTTATTCGGCATTTAAAAGGCTCTTATGCCATCTTGCAGAGCGGTTACGCCTCCGACCCTGAGTGCTTTTTGTTTGTTGAATACGATGATCTGCTGGCTAATCCGAAAACAGAGCTAGAGCGTATCCACAAGTTTCTTGATCTGGATGCTTTTGAATACGACTTTAACAAGATAGACGGCTCAACAGTTCAAGAGAATGACGAAGAATTACATGGCATTGCTGGGTTGCATGACATAAAGCCTAAGCTGGAAAAGCAGCATGACGAGAACTCTAAAAACGTACTGGGTCAGCATTACAGCGAGTTCTGCCAGCCTGAATTCTGGCTTGATGAGCCAAGAACTAAACCGATTGTCCGTGATCTTGACTTACAGCTTGCAGCAGCTACGCAAGGCGATTTTAAAGAGGCGTGGAGACTGGCTGAAAAGCTGAGGAAGGAAGAGCCGAATAACCTTAGAGCGAAGTACAACCGAGGCTGGTACTTACTAAGACAAGGCAAGATTCAGGACGGCTACGCCCTGATGGACAGAGGCCGGATAGCAGGAGTGTTTGGCAATTCACCCCCTGACGTACCTACCCCGAAGTGGGATGGTAAAGCCAAAGGCACTGTGCTCCTTAACCTTGAGGGTGGCTTAGGCGATCAAATCCATCAAATCCGCTATGCCAAAGATATTGCAGCGCGAGGCTGTAAGGTGGTCGTGGCTTGTAGTGGGTGCTTAGTACCTTTGTTTGCCGATGTTGAGGGGGTGGTGGCTGTTGTCCAGCACAACGCAGCCTTTGGCGTTTACCATGACTATTGGGTGGCTGGGATGTCAGCAGTAGTGCCGTTGGGGTTTGAGCTTCCTGACATATCCGGTAAGCCCTATTTGAACAAGCTCGATACACCAAAGCACAGCAAGAAACGCATTGGTCTACGCTGGCAGGGCGGTACACAGTTTGAGCATGAACACCACAAGAGGTTCCCTTATGAGCTGATGTTTGAAGCGGTCAAGGGCGTGGATGCGGAGTTTGTGTCCTTGCAGCGTGATGAAGGCGTTGATGCCAAGCCGGACTGGGTTAGCGAAGTATCCTTGGACAGTTGGGACGATACCCAAAAAGCTGTTTCATCCTGCGACTTGGTAATATCTGCTTGTACCAGCGTGAGTCATCTAGCAGGGGCGATGGGTGTAGATACTTGGGTGATTACGCCGGTATTGCCTTATTTTCTGTACGCTCAAGATGGCGAGAACACCCCTTATTACGACAGCATGAAGCTGTTCAGACAGAAAGAATTCGGCAAATGGGAAGCCCCCTTTGAGTTGATAAGCAACCGGCTGGCAGCGTAATAATATTGATTATGGGCCTACCACACTAAGAGAAACAGGAGAAAATAATGCCTTACTATAGAGAACGATCAGGCGGTGATGTTAAAACGCAGGGCGAGGTTAAGGGGATGTACACCAATGTCTCATTTAGTCGTGTTGTAGATACTTATGCCGACCTTGGCTGGGATGAGATTGTTGCAGTTCCTATGCCCGCGCCATCTACTCCGTTAAAGAAGGTTGAGCATGGCGATCCAGTCAAGAAGGCTGGTAAGTGGACACAGGTGTGGGTCGAGGAGGATATGTTCTCTGGGGCTACTAAAGCAGCCGATGAGGCGGCACACACCGAGCAACTGGACACCGCTGCCGCAGCAAGTGCAAGGACAGAGCGAGATTCAATACTTGCACTGACCGACTTTCACGGTCTAACCGACATGACCATGAGCGCAGAGATGACAACTTATCGACAAGCGCTCAGGGATGTACCGCAACAGGAGGGGTTTCCTAACGAAATAGATTGGCCCGTTGAGCCTAGCTAAACATACTTGATAAGGAGGTTGAGGTGACTGAAGAAGAGATGGCTCTGATGATTGAGAAGGCAGCAGAAGCGGGCGCTAAGAAAGCCCTGCGTGATGTGGGGCTATCCGATGAAGATGCCAAT